CGTGAAGGGCCAGATTCTGGGGATGACCCCGGAAGTGGTCACGAAACAGGGCCACGAAAAAGCCCCCGGGATTGAAGAACAGATGGCCACGGCCCAGCGGTGGCTGGCCTGGCCTGACCCCCTGGCCGGGCTGGGCTGGCGCGACTGGTGCAGCCAGGTCCTGGAAGAAATCCTGGTGACCGATGCCCTAACCCTGCTGCCGCGGTACACCCGGGGCGGGGAGTTTATCGGGACGGAACAGGTGGACGGGTCCACTATCGTCTGCCTGGTGGACGAACGGGGCCGCCCCCCGCTGCCCCCGCGGGCCGCCTATCAGCAGGTGGTGCTGGGCGTCCCAGAGACTGAATTCCAGATAGGGGAACTGCTGTACCTGCCGTCCACCCGGCGGCCGGATAGCCCGTATGGCCGTTCCAAAGTGGAATCCGTAATCTGGACCGTGAACCTGGCCCTGCGTCAAACGGCCGCGGACCTGGCCTATTTTACGGATGGCAACCTGCCGGACGGCGGCCTGTATGGCGTGCCGGAATCCTGGACACCCCCCCAGATAGCAGAATTCCAGCGGCTGTGGAATGACCTGCTGTCCGGGAACACTGCCATGCGGTCCGGCCTGCGGTTCGTGCCCCCCGGCACGTACCACGCCACGAAGGACCGCGCCTGGTCCTACGAACAGGTGGAGTGGCTGTCCCGCGTGATTGCCTGGGGCTTCGGGGTCAGCCCTATGCCCATCGCCAAACAGATGAACCGTTCCACTTCGGAAGTCCAGGAACAGTCCACCACGGAATCCGGGGTCCGCCCGGTGACCCTGTTCCTGGCGTCCGTGGGGACACGGGTTCTGAACCTGTGCGCCGGGTGCCCGGACGTGGAACTGGTCTACCCCGTGGACAAGACGGAAGACCCCACGGTGACCTATCAGCGGGGCATCCAGCAGGTCCACGGTGGCGTCAAAACCGTGAACGAAGAACGGAAGCTGCACGGCCTGGACCCCTATCCTTTCGACGTGCCGCCCTTCCTGGTGACGCCCGCCGGGCCCGTGTTCCTGGAAGACCTGGTGACCGGGCGGGAAGCTGAACAGCAGGCCCGCCTGGCGGCGGCCGAAGCATCGGCGGCAGGCGCGGAAGCGGCAGCCCAGGCCGTGGAACCGGAGGAACCGGAGGAACCGGAGGAAGTGGAAGGGGAGGGGGAGGAACCGGAACAGGACGGGGAGGGTCCGCCGCCTGAAAAGGTAGCCCGGGCCCCGGTCCCTTTCGCATCCAGCGGCGCTACCCCGGGGGCAGCCGCTGACGTAGACACCCGGGAAGCGGCCTGGACGAAGGCCCGCAGGATGTACCGGGAACGCTGCGTGGATGACCTGGCCGCCTGGCGCGGCTGGGCCGTCAAGCGGCTGAAGAAAGGCCGCAGGCTCCGGCACTTCGGGACCCGCTACGTGCCGCCCAGAATGCGGGATGCTCTGGAATCCGGGCTGCTGGACTGCAAGGCAGCCGCGGACGTGCAGGCCCTGTTCCACCGGGTGACCGGGGACTATCTGTCCGTGGCCAAGGGGGAACCGAAACCCGGCAAGGTGTTCCTGCGGTTGGAAGCCAAGCTGGAAGACCTGCTGCTGACCTGGCTGGAAGACCTGTTCCCGAAGGTCCTGGACTGGGCCCTGGCCCAGCTTCCGGCAGACAAGCTGGCCAAGGGTCAGATGCCGGACCTAACCCCAGGGGAAGACGTGGCAGACGGCCTGGCTGCCACCCTGGCCGAAGCGGCCACCCAGGGGGCCAGTCAGGCTGGCATCCAGGTGGGGTTCCGGCTGGATGCCGTGCCCCAGCCTGCCCTGGACTATGCCCAGGCCCGGGCCGGGGAACTGGTGGGCATGAAGCTGGTGGATGGCCAGTGGATTCCGAACCCGAACAGCCGCTGGCAGATTAGCGAAACCCTGCGGGCCCAGGTCCAGGGGCTGACCAGCCGGGCCATTCAGGAAGGCTGGTCACCCCAGCAGTTGAAGGCCCACCTGGAACAGCACTTCGGGTCATGGCGTGCAGAGACAATCGCCCGCACCGAAGTGGGCCTGGCCGCGGGCAAGGGGGCGGCCGAAGCCTACCGGGCCGCGGATATTCAGTGGGTGCAGATTCTGGACGGGACAGGCTGCCTTCCGGACGGCCACGAAGATGGGGCCCCGAAGGCAGAGGGAACGCCGGGCGTGGTCCAGCCCCAGAACGAAGCGGACGGCCAGGTCTGGACGCTGGACCAGTACCAGGAACAGGTCCTGGGGCATCCGAATTGTGTCCGGGGCACCGTGCCCTATACACCCGAAACGGCGGATCCGGAGCAGGGCTGGCAGGAACCGGAAGGCTGGCAGGTGGGCAATGTCCCCGTGATGCCCACCCCGCCGCCCACGCAGCAGCAGGACCCGCTGACCATGCCTGCCCCGCCCCAGCCCGGTGCTGCCATCCCGGACGCTCCACTGCGGACGTTCGCGGACGGCCAGGAAGCCCGGGCGTTCTACCGGGACACGCTGGGTTCCAAGCTGGTCCAGGCGGGCATCACGGAAAATGACCTGGTGGTGTCTGCATCCCAGGTGGGCCGGACGCTGGAAGGTATGAAGGCCCGCGGCGTGCCCATGCCGCAGTACGTGGTGATGGGGTCCAGCGGGGAAAAGGCGTGGGCCTGGTACAACTGGGAAGACCATAGCCTGCACTTCCACCATAGGTTTGACTGGAAGAACGTCCGGAGCTTGACCGGCCGGTCCCAGGAACTGATGCGGGCGGAATTCGCGTCTGGCTTCAAGGCGTCCCAGACCATGGAATCCACAGTGGTCCATGAGATGGCCCACGTGGCACACTTGCAGCCCGCCACCACGCTGGCGGAATACAGTGCCCGCCGCTTTGACTGGCCAGCCCAGGCCAGCCCCAGTGCCCCGGAAGCTGAACGGAAGGCCCTGGCGGCCTTGGCAGAGCGGACCCTGGGCCGGTACGCCACGACGGAACCCGCTGAATTCGTGGCCGAAGCCTGGGCGTTCGTTTATGAAGGCGGTACGCTACCGCCGGAACTGCTGGAACTGTATCGGGGCATCAAAGGGGCCCCGCCCCTGCCCACCATGCGGCTGCCTGGGTGGGAATCACTGCCCCCCAGGGTGACCGGAGGGACCGCACCATGACCACCCCAGTGTCACAGTGCCTGTTCTGCAAACACCTGGGGCTTCCAGGGAAGAACGGGCCATCCTGTGCGGCCTTCCCAGATGGCATCCCCAGCCCTGTGGCCTTCAGCCAGGTGGACCACCGGCAGCCCGTGGACGGGGACCATGGCATCCAGTACGAACCGGCGGATCCAGCCCGGGATTTTTGGGCCCTGTTCGCGGACTAGCGGAGGGATGACCGATGGCAAAGAGTAGATTCAACGTCCTGTCCGGCGGGGCCCTGACCGGGCCCGGGTCCAGCCCTGCCTTTCCCGTGGTACAGGGCAGCACGGTGGAAGTGGGAATCAGCACGGGGACCGTGACCGGCACCGCGGTGGCCATGAACATCTGGGCGGAATTCAGCCCGGACAACGGGACCACCTGGTATCCCAAAGCCTATGACCAGGCCCTGACTGGCACCCCCACAGCGGCCCTGGACCTGACGGCCACCAGCGGGAAAACGAACATCAACGGAGCGTCCGCCTGGACGGAAGCCAGCGACAACGTGAAGGTGTCCGCCCTGTACCGGGACTGGCCCGCGGACCTGATGCGCCTGACCTGGGCCATGACCGGCACCACCCCGTCCGTCCCTGTCACGGCGGACGTGGCCACAGTGGGCTAGGGCTATGTCACGCATCCTGATTCCCGTGAGGATTCCTGACCGGGCGACGGGCGCCGATGGCGGCGGCACGCAGGTGGCCGGGGACGCCACCTATGGGCACGTGGTCCAGAATGACTGGCGGACCGTGCTGGTGGCCACGAACACGGACGCCGGGGCTTCGCATACCGTGTCATTCGACGTGCCCAGCGTTCTGGGCGACACGGAAGACGGCCTGAACGTCCAGGCCCCGGACCGGGTGGTGACGCTGACCGCCCTTCAGCGGAAAATCATGGGCCCTTTCCCGGCCCAGAGGGACCAGGAACAGGAACACCTGGCGAATGCCAACCTGGACACCTGGACCACCGGCACGGACCTGGCGTCCTGGAACGAAAGCATTACCGCTGGGACCGTTGCCAGGGAACAGGCCAAGGTGGCCAGCCCGGGCGGGTCCGCAGCGAAGATCACCCGGACCGTGGCGTCCGGTTCCCTGGCCATCGTCCAGAACACCATCCACCTGCTGGATTCCACGAAGTACCGCCTGCGGATGGCGTGGGCCGCGGACCAGGACGGTCTGGGCCTGGTCTGTGGAATCAAAGTCTTCAACCAGGCACAGACGAACCGCCTGCAACCGGACGGGTCCTGGGCGGCCGGGGACGCCTATGCTGGGAAGTGGACCCCGCGGGTGGACTACCAGGAAGTGGAACTGCCCATTACAACGCCTGTCACCACGGGGGCGGACCTTTACACCCTGGAACTGTGGCACGTGACGCCCGGCCCCCTGGCGGCCATTTACGTGGACAACGTGTCCCTGGCCAGGTGGGACGGACTGCGCGGGGTGGTCTTCACGGTGGACAGTGCCCTGCTGAACCTGCAAGCCTTCCGGATGGGATAGGGGGTGGACTGTGGCGCGCACTGCCGTGCCGGTACAGGTGACAGCCAGAACGGGCGTGCTGTTCGCTGCGTCCGGATCCGAAGTGGCCGGGGACATTGTGAACGGCCACGAATTCGTGAATGACGGCGCCACCTATCTGTATGCCAGGAACGTGGACGTGGTGAACCCAGCCAGCATTACCGTACTGGTGGGCCGGACCGTGGATGGCCAGACCGTGGCGTCAAAGGTCCTATCCGTCACCACGAACGGCCAGAGGCTTTTCGGGCCCTGGCCCGTGGACGTTTACAACCAGCCTACGGCCCCCACGAAGGTCTATTTTGACGTGGGGGACGTGGACCTGCGGCTGTCCATCTGGAAGCTGGGGGGTTAGCCCATGCGGTACGAAGTCCCGGTGACCAGGCTTTCCCGGGCCACGGTGAACGTCGGTGGGACCGGCGGGGCCACGGTCGGGGACGTGACCTATGGCCACGTGGTGCGGAATGACGGCCGGACCCTGCTGCACGTGCTGAATACGTCCGGGTCGTCCAGGATTGTGACCGTCCGCTACCCCAACCTGGTGGACGGCAACCAGCCCACGGCCAAGCAACTGACCATCCCCGGCGGCACGGACGTGCAGTGTCTGGTGGGACCCTTCCCGGACAGCTACAGCGAAGACCGGCACGGGTTCCAGGTCCTGCCAAACCCGGGCTTTG